AGTCTATGATCAAACTCTTAAAGAAATTAATTTTGTCGAATTTGAAATAGACCATGACGGTCAGAACACGTATGTTTCTGAGTTTTATACTGATGGTGGACCAGGAAATGTGGGTGGATTAATAGGAACTTTTGGAATTAACATTAATTCTGGAGTTTTATCGATAGATTTTACAAATAATTCTTCAAATGAAATTTTAGTTAGAGGTAAGTTAGTTGGATTTGGATCGACTTCTGTTGGTATTGGAACTTATAGATTTAAAACTACAGCACAAACAGATGGATCGGAAAGAAGTGTCAAGTTAGAATCAAACGTTTCTTCAGGATCAACTATTTTCTACGCCGATAAAGATTTAATATCTTCAATTAAATCTTTAGTAAGAGTTTCTTATGGTGAAACAACATCAATACACCAAGTAATGACAATTCATGATGGAACTGATGTTTATACTATGCAATATCCATTCATATCTGTTGGAAGCACTTCTGGTATAGGAACTTTCTCTGGAATGTATAGTGGAACTGATTTGGTTTTAAACTTCTACCCAGATCCAAACATTACAGAAACTTATGAGATTCAAAGTTTAAATAAGTTTTTCTATACTGATAGCGATACGGTCAATATTCCGCCAGACTTATCTTATGGTCCAGTTACAGAATCAGTAAATCTTGCATTTTATAACTCAAAAAATGGCGATAGATCTAATAAATTAGATTTTAACTTAAATTATGAAGGAACACCAATTTTTGCAAAGTCATTTGATCCTTCAGATTCGACAATTTTAGATCTAGCAACAGGAACATTTAGCATCGATAATCATTTCTTTAGTACTGGAGAACAACTAAATTATGAACCAGATAGTAGTGTAATAGGATCAGCAGCAACTAGTGTTGGTATTGGATCAACTGCGACTGGATTTGACGGTAGTGGTGTTGGTATTGGAACTACTGATGTCCTACCATCAACAGTGTATGCCATCAAATTAAACAATAATCAGTTTAAAATTGCAACAACCAGAGAATATGCCTCTTCTGGAATAGGAGTTACGTTTACTTCAATAGGATCGGGAAATATACATCAGTTGGAAATGCATAAGAGACTGGAAAAAACAGTCCTTTCAGTTGATGGTGTTGTTCAATATCCTCTTGCATATACTCCGATTTCATATTCTTTAGTCGATAATGGTGGTCAAGTAAGTGCATCTTCAACATATTTTTCAGTTTCCGGTATTTCATCAATTAAACCAGCAGATATTCTTAAAGTTGATAATGAGTATATTAAAGTAATTGCTGTTGGATTTGGAACAACTTCATCGGGACCTATTGATAATGTTGGAGTTACAACTTTAATACAAGTGCAGAGGGGATCTGTTGGTAGTTCTGCAACATCACACACAGATTCCACACCTTTCCAGGTGTATAGGGGATCTTATAATATTGAAAAAAGTAAAATTTACTTTACAGAACCACCTAAAGGAAGTGCTGATAATGTAATTGATTCTAGTAATCTTCAAGAAGTGTTTTCATCATTTAATGGTAGGGTTTTCTTAAAACAAGATTATAGTTCAAATGTAATCTACGACGATATATCCGACCAATTTACTGGCATTGGTCAGACATATACATTAACATCCTCTGGTTTAAATACCACTGGAATATCTACTGGTAGCGGAATTTTACTTATAAATGATGTATTCCAAGCACCGACTACAGATAATAATGCAGGTAATAACTATCAACTATCAGAGGCAGTTGGAGTTTCCAGTGTAACATTTACAGGAATAACATCTTCCAATGGATCAATTATAATTGATCCAACTTATATCGAAAGAAACCAACTTCCACGTGGGGGTTATATTATATCACTGGGATCAACAAATGGTCTTGGTTATGCGCCACTGGTTGGTGCCTCAGTAACAGCGGTTATTGATGGATCTGGATCTATTGTATCTGTTGGTATTGGATCTACAGATATTAATGGATCTGGATATAGAGGATCAGTAAGCATCGCAGTTACATCATTAACAGGGTATGGTGCAGATATTACTGCAGTGGTTGGTGCTGGTGGTTCCTTATCATTTGTAGTTAACAATGGTGGAACGGGTTATGCTGTCACAAATACAATCATAAGAACTCCAGAACCTTCCTACAGCAACTTACCAGTTGTTGGTGTTTCTAGACTTGGAATTGGAACAACTTCAGAAACGGGAACTGGATTGTTAGTTTCCTTAGAAGTTGGTGCAAGTTCCACTACAGGTATTGGATCTACTTTATTCGAAGTTAAGTCTTTCAATATAACTCGTCCAGGATATGGGTTTAGGAATGGTGACGTATTTAAACCAGTTGGATTAGTGACTGATGGCAATTTGGTGGAACCAGTTTCCAATTTTGAATTAACAGTTATTGAAACCTTTACAGATACAATATCAGCATGGCAGTTTGGAGAATTAGATTATATTGATAGTATTGCAAATTTACAAAATGGAACAAGAAAGAGATTCCCTCTCAATTACAACGGTCAACTATTAAGTTTCCAAAAAGATCCAACAAATGTTGATTCTGCAGAAATAGATTTGAATTCTCTATTAATAATCTTCGTAAATGGTGTTATTCAAGATCCAGGAATAAATTACACATTCACTGGTGGTACATCTTTTGTGTTCTCTGAGGCACCAGAAGAAACGGATATTATATCAATATTCTTCTATAGAGGAACTAAAAATGTTGATTCATTACTTGTTAATGTAAATGAAACTATTAAACAGGGTGACACCATACAAATTTACAAAGATAATTCAAATGCAAATACAATATCGCAAGATGAGAGAGTTGTTGTTGGAATAACAAGTTCTGATGTATTTGAAACTAATTTGTATCTTGGAGATGGAATAGATGATGTTAACTTCAAACCAATGAGTTGGTCTAAACAAAAAGTTGATAAAATAATTTTTAATGAAATTATTTCTAAATCTAGAGATTCTATTGAGGCTCAGATTTACCCAACCGCTAGAATTATTAAAGACATTTCAATTTCTGATAGTGAAGTATTTGTTGATGACGCACAATTCTTTAATTATGAGGAAAATGAATCCGCATTGGTCATCTCATCTGTTGATGCTCTGATTATTGATAGTGTAGATCCAGTTTCGGCCGCCGTCACCGCTATTGTTTCTGCTGCTGGTACAATTCAATCCCTAAACATTGTGAATGCTGGTTCTGGTTACACTGGTTCTTCCATTGAAGTTAAAATTGCCGCACCAAAATACATTGGAGTTGGTGTTGGTTCAACTGCAACAGCAACAATATCTATAGTTGGTGGGTCTTTAAGCGGAACGGCTAATATTACAAATCCAGGTCTTGGTTATTCATTAACCAATCAACCTAAGGTAATTGTACCATTCCCAACACCAATTTATGAGAATGTTACAACTATTACTACCGTAGAAGGATTTTCTGGAATTATTACTGGAATTTCAACTACATCTGGAACAGGCGGTAATCCTCTAGCACTTAAGTTCTTCTTAAATTCAACTTCATTTATTGGTCTTGCTACAAATTATCCAATTTGTGTAATAGATACAACTGTTGGTAACGGTGTAACCTCTATTGATGGTGGGGACTCTTCTATTGTTGGAATTGGAACCACTTTCTTAGATAACATTTATTATGTGCATAATTTAACACCATCTGGTGGAAATGCTGAGATTATAACAAATGTCAAATCAGATAGTTCAATTGTCGGAATAGCAACGACAGGCAGCACTTCTCAACCTCTAGGAAGATTCTCTTGGGGAAAACTATCAGGTATTACTAGATCAATCTCCCCAACCTCTATTGGAGTAACTGGATTGACAGTTAACTCTGGATTGACAACTTTCCCAATTATTCAAAGACGTGGATATGGTTTGAGAAATACTGGCTCTCTCAGAAAAGATCTATAAATATAGAAAAAAGCTATTACGATGGCGGCAATTGTAACAGATCAGTTTAGAATATTAAATGCGAGCAATTTTGTAGACTCGATTGATAATACTTCAAATTCTTACTATGTCTTTTTGAGTTTAGCAAATCCAACAGCTGTTGGATTTGGCAGAAGTTCGGATTGGGATGATAATACTCCAGTTCCTGTTGATGACTTTAATTATGTAAATCATGTTGGCCAAACTATGATGTTTGGTAAAAAAGTTACATCTATTAATGCAAAAAGATTAATCAGAAGAATTGATTGGGCAAGAGGAACTAGATATGAAATGTATAGGCACGACTATAGTGCTAGTAATCCATCACCAGTAACTCAATCGACTAGATTGTATGATTCAAATTATTATGTTTTAAATTCCGATTACAAGGTTTATATTTGCATTGAAAATGGTTCATCTGGGATAAGCACAACAGGTAATGCATCTCAAGATGAACCAACCTTTACAGATTTAGAACCATCTAAAGCTGGAGAAAGTGGTGATGGATATATTTGGAAATACTTATTTACAGTAAATCCCAGTGATATTATTAAATTTGATTCAACTGAATATATTGCTCTACCAAATGATTGGGAAACATCAACGGATGCCCAAATTACAGCAGTTAGAGATAATGGGGATTCTAGTGTTTATGAAAATCAAATTAAAACAGTTTATATAGAAAATCAAGGTTCTAATTATTCTGGTGGATTGGGACAAGAAGTTAATATATTGGGTGATGGAACTGGTGGAAAGGTGGTTGTAGACGTTGTAAGTGGAAAGATAACGAATACAACAGTTTCTTCTGGTGGTAAAGGTTACACTTATGCGATGGTTGATTTGGGATCAATCAATGCTAGTTCTGCAGGAACCTATTCACACCTGATTCCGATTATTCCACCATCAAAAGGACATGGTTATGATCTTTATAAAGAACTTGGTGCAGATAAAGTTCTGATTTATGCCAGATTTGATGATTCTACAAAAGATTTCCCAATAGATGCAAAGTTTGCCCAGGTTGGAATAGTTAAAAATCCAACTTCAATAGGATCAACTTCAATTTATACAGAAAATCAATTTTCGTCATTAAATGCGATTAAATTTTCATCAGTATCTGGATCTTTATCTGTAGGAGATAAACTCAATCAAAGTGTGACGGGAGGAACTGCAAAGGGTTACGTTGCATCTTATGATAGTGAAACTAAAGTTGTAAAATACTTTATTGATAGAACTTTAACATTTAATCAAACAACGTTAGACCAAATTGATTACATAGGTATTAGTACAGCATCTAAGGTTCTCTCATTTGAGTCATCAGCAAATGCAGTAACAACAACTGGGGGATTTACAGGATCAATTGATACTACATTTACAGGAATAACTACAAATCCATCAGGAACTAAAGTTATTGATTTGGGAATACAGTTTACAAATGGTCTTGCAACTTCCGAAATAAATAAAGGATCTGGGGAAATAATTTATCTCGATAATCGTCCCCTAATTTCAAGAAACTCCAGACAAAAAGAAGACGTTAAAATTATCCTGGAATTTTAAAAATGCCACAGAAGACAAATTTAAATATCAATCCATATTATGATGATTTTGATCCAAAAGACAATTTCTATCGGGTATTATTTAAGCCAGGATTTCCCGTTCAGGCTAGAGAATTAACAACGCTACAATCAATTCTTCAAAATCAAGTCGAGTCTTTTGGAAGTCATATTTTCAAAGAAGGGTCGATGGTAATACCTGGCAGTATTACATACGATTCACAGTATTATTCGGTAAAAATAAATCCAGATCATTCTGGAATTGATGTTTCTTTATACATCAGTAATTTAGTTGGGAAAACACTGCAGGGACAGAGCACCGGAAATACTGCAAAAGTCGTAAATTATCTTTTACCTCCAGAAAAAGATATTGAAACTCCAACTTTATATGTAAAATATTTAAGTTCGAATGATAATTTTGAATTCTCGGTATTTGATGATGGAGAAGAATTAATTACCCTAGATACATTTGTTTATGGAAATACAACGGTAAATTCTGGTGATACTGTAGCGACTCTAATTGATTTAGAATCAACATCTGTTGGATCTGCTGTAGGAATAACAACTGGTGTATATTTCCTTAGAGGTAATTTTGTTAATGTAGATTCTGATACGCTAATTATCAGCCCATATGATAATAGTCCTTCCTATAGAGTTGGATTGCTAATAAATGAAGAAATCGTTAGCGCAGGAATCGATACTTCATTATATGATAATGCAAAAGGATTTTCAAACTATGCTGCACCAGGAGCAGATAGATTAAAAATTTCTACAACATTGTCTCAAAAAGAGTTAACAGATTATGACGATAAGAACTTTGTTGAACTAATTCGTTTAGATAATGGAGAAGTTAAAAAATTACAAGATAAATCGCAATATTCATTAATTAAAGATTACTTTGCGAAGAGAACCTTTGAAGAATCCGGAGATTACTCTATAGACAAATTCAAAGTAGAGATTGTAAATTCTCTAAATGATAGAATTTCAAATGATGGTCTTTACTTAAATACGCAAAAAACAGATCAAGGAAATGATCCTAGTGATGATCTGATGTGCGTAAAAGTTTCTGCCGGAAAGGCATATGTTAGAGGATATGATATTGATATTCCTGCAACATCAGTTTTAGATGTCGCTAAACCGAGAGATACTAGAACTATATCATCATCATTAGTCCCATTTGAGATGGGTAATAAGTTAAGAGTTAATAATGTCTATGGAACTCCATTCATCGGAATAGATGACAACAGCAATACAGTTGAACTGTATAATCAAAGAAGAAATTCAACTACTGCTGGAACAGGAACTCTAGTAGGAAAAGCAAGAGTATATTCATTTGCAACGGCAGATCTTCCGTATGCGTCAGCTTCTACTGAATGGGACCTGTACTTATTTGATATTCAAACATATACTACATTAACCCTAAATGAAACAACTCTAGCAGCTGATTGTCCAGCAACTTCTTTCATTAGAGGTTTAAGTAGTGGTGCAACTGGATATGTTGTTGGATCTCCAAGTAGTGCGACAATTACATTAGATCAAACTTCAGGAACATTTATAGTTGGAGAACAAATTTTAATTAATGAAACAACTCTTATTTCAAGATCTATAAAATCACTGAAGACTTTTAGTGTTGAGGACATCAAGTCTGTATATCAAGATTCAACAAGTTTAGGTCTTCAAACAGATTTCGTTGCTGATACTGTTCTTCAAAGAATTATTCCCAGTAAATTTAGTATAACAGATAAACTTCAGATTAACAATACTGGCATTGCTACATGTGCTGGTAAGAGTTTTCTTGGGATAAGGTCTGATGCTATTATTAGATATCAAGTTTCTGGATCTACAGTAGAAACCTTTAATAGAGTTTCTTATGTTTCTGCAGATGGTGGAATATTGCAATTAGCAACTGTCCCAAATGTAACTGGAGTATGTAACGGGTCTCTTCCATCAAGTAGCGAATTAACTACATTTAGCATTGGTTCTCCACAAATTACAAATCAGGAAGAAGCATTCTTATATGCAGCAATTAATGAATCTAATATTTCTTCTGTTGATTTGTCTGGTTCCAACCTATTAGTCTCTAAACAAATTACTGGTCAAACCACTGATTCTACGGGATCATTGACTCTTAATGTATCATCTACCGGCATTTCAAGCGCATTTTTTGAAAATTTTGATAGTGAAAGATATTCTGTATTTTATGCAGATGGAACTATTGAAGATCTGACTTCTGATCAATTTAGTTTGTCTTCGAATGGTACGATATTAACATTATCAGGTTTAACACCAAGTCAAAGTTCTAACGTAACTCTTAATGTTTCGGTAAAGAAAAATTCTGTTCAGAGTAAAACTAAAAATTATGTTAGGAGTCAAAAACTTACAGTTAATAAAGTAAGCTCTGGGATTTCGACAGCATTGAGTGGGTTAACAACTAGCAATTACTATGGTTTAAGAATTGATGATAGAGAAATCTCACTTAATGTGCCAGACGTTGCTAAAGTTATTTCAGTTTATGAATCTTTAGATTCTGGATCTCCTACTTTTGATAAATTATCATTTGTTTCAGGTTTGAGTTTAGATACGGCATCAATTCTTGGGGAAAAAATCATTGGAGAAACTAGCGGAGCAGTTGCTCAATTAGTAACTAGATATTCTTCAACAGAAGTTGAGATTGTTTATCTAAATTCTAATAAGTTTTCAGTTGGAGAAACTGTAACTTTTGAGGAATCTAATATTATATCAAATATTGTATCTATTTCTTTAGGAAATTATCTTAATGTAACTAATGGTTTTTCTCTGGATAAGGGGCAAAAAGAACAATACTATGATTATTCTAAATTAGTAAGAAAATCATCATCACGTGTTCCATCAAGGCAACTGCTAGTAGTTTATGATTGCTATCAGGTTCCATCAAATGATAATGGAGATGTTTATACTGTAAATTCTTACTCTGATGAAAGATTTGAAAAAGATATCCCCATTTTACCATCTGGTTTAAGATCTTCGGATACTTTAGATTTTAGACCAAGAGTTGCGGACTTTATTTCAACAACTTCCTCTCCTTTTGCATTTACTAGCAGAAATTTTGCTGCAACTGGAACAAATCCAACTCTTGTTGTAAGTCCAGGTGAAAGTTCTCTTATTGGATACGCTAATTATTTGCCAAGAAGAGATAAGGTTGTTTTAGATAAATTTGGTAATTTTTCAGTCATAGTAGGTTCATCTTCATTAGATCCTAAAGAACCAGTAAATGTTGAAGAAGCAATGGATATTGCTTATATTGATCTTCCAGCATATCTGTATGATCCATCAGACGCCAAAATTACTCTTGTTGACAACAAGAGATATACGATGAGAGATATTGGCAAATTAGAAGATAGAATTGAAAATTTAGAAGTTGTTACATCACTATCTCTACTAGAATTAAATACAAAATCCCTACAAATTCAAGATGCAGATGGTTTGACAAGATTTAAGAGTGGATTCTTTGTTGATGATTTCAAAAATAATAATCTGATGAATATTAGTGATCCAGACTGTAATGTGGACATTGATAGAGAGAAGCAGGAATTAAATGCACCTATTGATTTTTATTCATTAAAAACAAATATTGCAGTTGCACCAAGTTTAAATCAGGATACAGTTGATTATAAAACTGATTTGCCACTTTTAGATTCTAATGTGAGAAAAACTGGCGATTTAATTACTTTAAATTATGAAGAGAATGGGTGGATTGAACAACCTCTAGCATCTAGAGTGGAAAATATTAATCCATTTAATATGATTGAATATAAAGGTTCAATTAAATTAAATCCAGCATCAGATAACTGGGTTAGAACAATTCTTGTTCCTGGTGGAAGTAGAACTGAGACTGGTGGTTGGGATGGTTCCTATATCGAAAATGTTTTGATCAGTAGCGTTCCAGATACTCACATGAGATCAAGAAACATTGAGATCCTTGCTACTGGTATCAAACCACTAACGAGATACTATTCTTTCTTAGATGGTTCTAGCGGAATCGACATTATTCCAAAATTGATTGAAATATCAATGTCTTCTGGAACATTTCAAATTGGTGAAACAATTGATGGATTCGTTGGGTCTGAAAGATTAATATCATTTAGAGCTGCTCAACCAAATCACAAATCTGGAGCGTACAATAATCCTTCAAGAACATATAGTATTAATCCATACAATAAGTCTTCTGCTATTGGTTCTTCATACTCAGCTTCATCAACTATTCTTAACGTTGATACTACTTCTTTATGTGAAGAAGCTACAGGAAACTTTTTTGGTCGTATTGATCCAACAATGGTTTTTGTTGGTAGATCTAGTGGCGCTGAAGCTTCAATAACAAACATAAGATTAATATCTGATAATTGGGGAGATGTTTATGGATCATTCTATATAAGAAATCCTTTAGCATCTCCACCACCACTTGTAAGAATAACAACTGGTACTAAATCATTTAAAGTAACCTCAAGTCCAACAAATGCAACTCCACTACCAGGAAGTCTACTGATTTCTAGTGCGGAAACTTCATACTCAGCAAATGGAATAGTCAACACATTTGCTCAAGTAACTGTAGTTGTAAGAAGACCACCCCCACCACCTCCAGCACCACCAAGAGACCCATTGTCCCAAACATTTACTGCAGATGAGACTGGAGCATTCTTAACTTCCATCGATCTTTATTTTGCTAGTAAAGATGAAAATGAGAAAATTTATGTTGAGTTAAGAACAGTTGAATTGGGAACACCAACAAATCAATTAGTTCAGGATTATGCATCAGTAGAAGTTTATCCAGATCAAATTACAACATCAACAGATGCTTCTATAGCAACAAATATTAAGTTCCCATCTCCAGTATACTTACAACCAAATACAGAATATGCGGTTGTTCTCCTTTCTCCATCTTCAGATAATTATGAAGTTTGGTGTGCAAGAATGGGAGAAAAAACAGTTAATACTCAAAGTTTACCAAATCCAGAAAATGTTCTTGTAACAAGACAGTATACTGGTGGAAGTCTGTTTAAGTCCCAAAATGGAACAATATGGACTGCAAGTCAGTTTGAAGATATGAAGTTTAAACTTTATAAAGCAAACTTTACTTCCAATTCTGGAACAGTTACATTCTATAATCCATCTCTTGGATCCGAAGACGAAAACATTCCTAATTTAGACATCAATCCAATTAAAACTTTACCAAGAAAGTTAAGAGTTGGTGTGACAACGGAAACAAGTGATGCTGCATTGTTGGCAAAACTTATACCAGGAACTAAAATTAACAAAACTGGTTCTTCTGGACCAATTGGGTATATTGAAAAAGTTGGAAGTAGAATTGCTACTATTAGCACAACGAATGTTGGTTCTGGATATTCAACTGGTACATTTACCTCTGTCCCACTATACTCAATAACTGGTTCTGGTAGTGGTGCTCAAGCAACAGTTTCATTCCATAATAGTGGATTAACAACAACAACTATTACTACTGTCGGTAATGGATATGCTGTTGGTGATATTTTGGGTATTACAACCTCTAATGTTACTAAAGGAAAAAATGCTAAAATTTCCGTAGCAAGTATTAGTGGTGTAGATACATTGTATCTAACTAATGTTCAAGGTGAATCTTTTGCAACTAACGATAATCTTCAGTATTATAATGGTTCAACAACTGTTGCTCTTGGTGTCACTGTAAGAGAAAACTCTAGCGTAATTAGTAATCTTTATGATGGTAGAGTTATAGAAATTGCACAGTATAATCATGGTATGCATCAGGATACCAATAAAATTGTTGTTTTAAATGTAGAACCAAATACCGTTCCTACAACTCTTACAGCAAGTCTTGGTTTGAGTGATACTACGGTTTCAGTTGCGAATACTTCTATATTTGCCACTTTTGAGGGTATAACAACCTCTAGAGGTTATGCAAAGATTAATAATGAGGTCATTTACTATAATAGTATTGGTTCTGGTACTCTTGGAATTGGTTCTAGAGGAAAAGATCTTCTTCTTTCTGGAACAAGAATCCACGATTCTGGAGATCAAATTTATAAGTATGAATTAAATGGTATTTCTCTATCTAGAATTAATACTACCCATACTCTCCCAACAGATTCAACTCTTAAATCTGCAAGAGAAATTGACACATATCACTTACAAATTGATAGAACAGGAAGATCTTCGGGCGATACTCAAATGAGTTTCACCGATGAAAAATCACTCGGTGGTTCAAACGTTTCCATCTCCCAAAACTTCCAATTCAATGGAATTATTCCACAATATAATGTCATCACTCCTGGTCAAAATACAACAGTTTCTGCCAGAATCAGAACAGTTTCTGGAACAAGTGCTGGCGGATCTGAAATTTCTTTCATTGATCAAGGATACGAATCAGTAGAACTAAATCAAATTAATTATCTAGATTCTACAAGATTGGTTTGCTCCGAAGTTAATGAGGAAGAGTATTTAACATCTCTTCCAAAGAATAAATCTTTAACTGTTGAACTTAACTTAAGTTCTGTTGATCCAAATCTTTCTCCAGTAATTGACACTCAAACTGCATTTGTTGCTTTAGTAAGGAACAGAGTTAATAACCCAATCATCAGCTATCCAGATGATTCTAGGGTAAATCAAAATTCTAATGATCCACATTCCGCAGTTTATATTTCAAATAGAATTAATCTGAAACAACCAGCATCGTCATTAAAAGTTCTCGTTGGTGCATATCGTCACTCATCTGCAGATTTTAGAGTTCTTTATAAACTCTATAAGGCAGATTCTGGTGAAACTGAACCAGTTTATGAATTGTTCCCAGGATATGATAATTTATCCGATACTGATGGTGATGGGTTTGGTGATACAATTATCGATTCTACAAGAAATAGTGGTTTACCAGATGCATTTGTTCGCGCAAGTAGAGATAATGAATTCCTTGAGTATCAATTCAGTGCAGAAAACTTAGATCAGTTTACTGGATTTGCAATAAAAATTGTTATGAACGGAACAGATGAAGCATATCCAGTTAAACTGAAAGATCTGAGAGTAATAGCACTAGCATGATTCCAGTAGAAGGACATAAAAATCTTTTCAGAGATGAAAAGTCTGGTGCTATTGTAAATACTGATACTATCGGTTATTCTCAATATATTAAAATAAAAAGTGAAAAACAAAAACAAAAGGAGGAAATAGATCAAATAAAAAACGATATTGATGAAATTAAAACACTTTTGCGGGAGCTAATCAATGGATCCAAATGAAATTACTCTGTAGAGTATTAATAAAATGTTTGAATATGAAAAACACGTTCGTCTTATAGAAGAACTTAATTTTGAAGAACTCCAAAATTTTGCTAAACTTTACTGCAAGTTATACCTTAGGCAACAAGAAGTTGTTGCATCCCTGGGTGTGAGTTGAGTATAAATATATTTTAGATCCTGATGTTGTATAAATCTCGTGGTTATGTGGGTATAAAACTTGCGGGAGTCACTATCTAATGGCAGATATAAAAGTCAGAGTTGGACAAAAAAATGCAGTAAAAGTCATATCATCTTTGGCTGGAGCACAAGCTCTATCTTTGCCAGAACTTCTTGATGTAGATGCCAACTCTTTCACATCATTATCAAATGGAATGGTACTTGTATATAATTCTTCAGTTGGTTTATGGCAAGCAACTCTTGACTTAACTCCAGGTAACACTCAAAATCTAGACATTAATGGGGGGACCTTTTAGTGGCTAGTATAATTAGAGTTAAAAGATCGACAGGAGCAACCGCACCAGGAACGTTATATTATGGTGAATTAGCTTATACAGATGGATTAGCACTAACTGCTAATGGTGGCGGAAGACTTTTCATTGGTGATCAAAATCAAGTACCAAGAGAAGTTGGTGGTAGATATTATACTGATATGTTCCTTGAACCTGGAAAGGTTGCGGGACAACAAAATAAAACAACTCCAGCAAATGGATTTGTTGCTATTCTTGATGAAAATAGAAAAGTTGATGAATGGAATGTTGATGGTTACTTAAATGTAACTGGCGTATCGACTTTTATTGGCACGGTAAATGTACAAGGTGAAGCATTTATTGGCAACGTTGGTATATCATCAGATTTAATACGAACTACTTCTGGAGATACACTTTATATTGATCCATATCCAGATGGATTAAGTAATCAAGGTACTGTTGTTATTAAAGGTAATCTTCAAGTTGATGGAGATACTACATCAGTAAACTCTACAGAGGTATTTGTAGATGACGTAATTTTAAAATTAGGCGATGTTAATAAGGTAAGAACTGTTGTTGGTAGTAACGCAGCAGCGGGCGTATCTACAATCAGATTAGACTCAGTTTCAAATTTAAATGAAAATGATGTAGTAACAGGATCTTTAAATTTATCATTATCTGGTCTTTCAACAATTACCAGTATTGATACGGTAAACAAGATTATTACTATACAAGATACCATTATTGGTTCCGGTATAAGCACAGAGACTCAGTTAACTATAACCTCTGGATATGATACGAATACCGATAGAGGTATATCATATGATTACAATACTGGTATAGGGACAGTAAATAATAAAACTGGATTTTTTGGTTATGATGACAGCACTGGTCGTTGGACATATATACCAGACGCGACTATTATAAACAGTGTTGTTTCTGGAACAAAGGGTGAATTAGATTTAGGTGCTGCTTATTTTGATTGGGCAGTATCTGGAATACATACTAGAGGATCTGCTTATTTTGATACCAATGGTAAACTAATAAGCACATTATCACCAGAAGTTGGATACGCAACAACTTCTAATTTTGTTTTAACAACAGACGCTTCAAATGTTCCTGTTTGGACCAGCGTTTTAGACGGAGGATCTTATTAAAATGGCCAAACCAGATAGTCGTCAAAGTCTTATAGACTACTGCCTTAGGAGATTGGGTGCTCCAGTATTAGAAATTAATATTGATGATGATCAAATCGATGATTTGGTTGATGATGCCCTCCAATATTTCCACGAAAGACACTTTGATGGTGTCGAAAGAATGTTTTTAAAATATAAAGTTAGTGCCGATGATATTACAAGAGGAACAGCAAAATATAGTGGCGGATCATTTACTGCAAATGCAGGTATTGTAACAACCACAGGAATTTCTACAACTTCTTACGGAACCAATACTTTCAATTTCTACGAAAATTCAAATTATATTCAAGTTCCAGACTCGGTAATAGGAATTGAAAAAATATTTAAGTTTGATACTAGTTCTATTTCTGGTGGAATGTTTAGTATTAAATACCAATTATTCTTAAATGACTTATATTATTTCAACTCAGTTGAATTGTTACAATATTCAATGGTCAAATCTTATTTGGAAGATATTGATTTTTTACTGACAACTGATAAGCAAGTTCGTTTTAATAAAAGACAGAATAGACTTTATTTGGATATTGATTGGGGAGCACAATCGGAAAATGATTTCTTTGTCATCGACTGCTATAGAATTTTGGATCCAAATGATTTTACTAATGTTTATAATGATAGTTTCTTGAAAAAATATTTAACTGCTCTCATGAAGAGACAGTGGGGTCAGAATTTAATTAAGTTTAGAGGGGTTAAACTTCCTGGTGGTGTCGAATTGAATGGAAGAGAAATTTATGAAGATGCTGAAAGAGAGTTGGAGCAAATTCGTGAAAGAATGTCCATGGATTATGAATTACCACCTTACGATTTTATTGGATAATGGCACTTAACCCCTTCTTCCTACAAGGATCTCCAAGCGAACAAAGACTTGTTCAGAGTCTAATTAACGAGCATCTACAAATGTTCGGTGTTGAAGTAACTTATATTCCAAGAAATTTTGTTAATAAAAAAACAATTATTGAAGAAGTTCAATCATCTAGATTTGATGACAATTATTCTATTGAGGCATATGTTAATACATATGAGGGATATGCTGGTGGTGGAGATATCTTAACAAAATTTGGAATGAGTTTGAGAGATGAAGTAACTCTTACCATATCCAAAGAAAGATTTGAAGACTTTATTGGCCCATTCTTGGGCGCTCAAGGAGATGAATATGAAATTGAATTGGCTACTCGCCCAAGAGAGGGTGATCTTGTATATTTTCCACTAGGACAAAGATTATTTGAAGTAAAATTTGTTGAGCATGAGCAGCCATTTTATCAGTTAGGAAAACTCTATGTTTATGAACTGAAATGTGAACTCTTCGAATATGAAGATGAAGTTATTGACACCTCTGTTTACGAAATCGATTCTCA